CGTTCGGCTTCATCTCTTGCTGACTCTCTGAGAGATCTGGCAAAAATGCCAGCTACCAAGAAAATAGCTGGAATGATGTTAGAGATGAATTCAGAAATCGAAGTTATTGAGGGTGAAGAAAACGTCACCACCATTAACGGAGAAGAAGAAGTAGTCGAAGAAAAAGTGACAAATACTCCAGAGCAGTTATTTGTAGATGCCTTAATGGGCCGCCGTAAACTTTAATCATAATCTAAGGAGAAATTTAAATGAGTTTAGCAAAATTTCGTAAAGTAGGGACTAAGACCGGCACAGGCCGTTTAGTAGTCTCAGAGGGTATCGCTCCAGCAGCTTACCTCCTAACACACCCAGGTCTTCCGACCTTTTATTCAGACAGTGAAGATGATCGTTTTGAAATTGTAATCCCTAAGGGTACAATCATTTCAGTTATTGCTGACGCCAATGGTGACGCAAGAGTAGTTCCAGCTAATGGTTCTGGCTCTGCAGTAACCTGGGGCGACAACATGCCAGACTCATGGTCTCCACTTACAGGTGCAACCCCTGCGTACAGCTCAGGCGCTACTGACAGCATTGAAGTAGCAGTAAGAAGCGTTCCAGTCGGCGTTGCACAATACGATCTCTACCGTCCTTTTGACAAGGGCACTTCACAGGGTGCTGGTTTCATCACTCATGGATACGTAGAGTACCCAATGGTCAATGGCATTAACAACGACGTAACAGTCGGTTCATTAATCGCTCCAGACTTTATGGGTCGCCCAAGAGCATTATCAGCTGCTGACTGTGGATCATACCCATGGTTGCAAGTTGGTAAGGTAATTGAAGTAGAGAAGTTCGCCACCAATTTTGATGACGGCCTCCTCTCCTACATGCAGTTGCCTTCAGATCCGGGCGCTCTCAAAACCGTTTTTGAAATCACGCAAAGTGGTCCATTCAACGGCAAGTTGGGCATCCGTTCAAACCTGGATGTAAACAATGTCATTGGCGCATTCCGCGTCAACCTAACCTTATAAAAAGAAAAGAAGGAAAACCCTAAGATGAGTAAAACAATCCAAGAACTCCTTTCAGGTCTCCCAGCTTGGGAAACCGCATTATCAGAGGATGGGTACATCGACGAAGACAACAGAGTTACTGTCAAGGAAGCTTTTGCATCACCAGATGCAGCAGCACTTTTCCCTAAAGTTATCTCTCGCACTCTAAGAGAGGCTGCAGAGCCACAATTGTTGATCACACCCTTACTTTCTACTGTTCGCCTTGGAAAGGGCCGTTCATTAGAATTCCCAGCAGTTAATGCAATCCAAGCAGCAGAGATCCCTGAAGGACAAGAGTACCCAGAGCAGTCACTCGCATTTGCGAAGCAGATTGAAGGCAAAGTGTCGAAGAAGGGCGTTAAGCTCTCCTTTACAGAGGAAGTCATCGCTGACTCCCTTTGGGACATCGTTGGTCTTCACGTCCGCGCAGCAGGTCGTGCAATGGCTCGCTTGAAAGAGCAGATCGCACTAAGTCGTTTCAAAGACGCCGCAACTATTGTCTTCGACAATGACAGTGGTTCATACGATGACACAACTGGTCGTGACATTACCGGTGCCTTCAATGACACCATCACGTGGGACGATATCGTCGACATGGCAGCAGTTCTCATGGCAGAAAAGCATGTTCCAACCGACTTTATCCTTCACCCATTGATGTGGTCAGTATTCCTCAAAGATGCAATCTTCCACTACGGTGGAGCAGCATCTTCGGTCAATACAAGTTGGGGCTACCGTCCTACAAATGCAGATGGAGCACTTAACTCAACTGCACCTATGGGCCTTAATGTCCTTGTATCACCATTCGTAAGCTTCACAGCTAAGAGCGGTGCTACGGCAGCTAAGTCTGACCTCTTCTTGATTGATAGAAACGAAGTTGGTTCATTGTTGGTTAAGGACGATATGTCCACCGATCAGTTCGATGATCCTTCACGTGACATCCGTCAATTGAAGATGAAAGAGCGCTACGACATCGTAATGCTTGGCGATGGTGAGGGTATCACTGTTGCTAAGAACGTTAACCTCAGCCGTAACTACGAGGTTCTCGTTACTAACGAAACAGCCTAATCTTAGGACAATTATAGTTGCGGTCACTTTGGTGACTAAACCTAAGGGATTTGGGACGGTAGGTAACTACCGTCCCTTATTCTTTTTCCAAACAAGGTTACTAAATGTACAGAGGAATAAGGAGATAATGTGGCACTATATTTAATAGAGCACGCTAGTGTAGACGCTGACGTAGTAATAATTAAGTTTGGTAGAACTGTTAAAATCAGTACTCTAATTAATCCAAACTTTACGGTAGAAAGCACTGACGCAACTCCAATTGTTGTAAATAGTCCATTTGCGCCTATCAATACAATTACTGATTATAATCAGATCTCTAGAACATTAAGATTATTTTGGGACCAGCAGTTAACTGCCAATAAAGAATATAAGATAAAAGTAACCAATCTCTTCGATGCCGTAAACGAAAAGATACCATCAGAAAGTATAGTTTTTACCAAGAATGACGATGCTACTCCATCTACGGTAATAGCTAATATAACTTCATTCCAAGAACCTGATTATGAAGAAATTTTAATTGAAGATAAGTCTTTAAGAACAGATGCTTTTTCTACAGTTCAAATTATTGCTAAGAATCCCAATTTTTTTATAAAATCAATAGATCCAGAAAATGGTTCATTTTATATAGACAACTCCCATAACAACGGCAGAGTCACAATTACCTTTAACGCTCGCCCAGCTTCTAACTTTCTTAATAATGATTACTTTAAAGTACAAAGAAAAAAAATTCAAAGAATACCATCTAGGTGGGAAACAGTTTCAGCTAATGTTTCAATTCATTCGTGGGAGCCAGAAGTTTACTTAGACATGCCTTCCCCCGATGCCACACCTGTATTCTATCCAAATGACAAAGAGTATTATGAAACTGGCTACAAGTATAGAATTATAATATCTAAAGATATAGGTATTTAATATGTCTAATTTTGTTTACAAAAAAGCAAAAGAAGCAATATTAAATGGACAGATAAATTTTTCTTCTAATCAATTTAAATTATTATTCGTAAAAACAGCAAACTATACTGCATCAGAGTCATCTCACGAGTTCCTCTCTTCTGTAGCCAATAACGCAATTGCTGCTACCAGCGGTGCAATCAGTGGGGTAACTAATACTCTTGGGGTTGTCGATGCCGATGATATATCAATTTACCTAGAAGCTAACACAACATTTGAAGCAATAATTTTATTTCAATCTACTGGGAATACTGCTACTTCCAGACTACTATTTTATATAGATACTGGATTTAACTTACCATTTACTGGTTCACCCATAAGCTCTAGTTTAACTATAGTCTGGGAAAATAATTCTACAAAAATATTATCATTATAGGAGCATAAAATGGCTACAAATTACCCTAACTCTTTAGATGTTTTAATCAATCCAACTGCAACAGATACCTTAAATTCTGGCGCAGTACCTCACGCCCAGCAGCATGCAAACATTAATGATGCCATGGAGGCTGTCCAAACTGTCCTTGGAATTAATCCAGCAGGTTCTCACTTAACACTTAAGGATAGAATACAAGCATCTGAAGCTCTAAATGGCTTAAGTGACGTTACTATTACTTCTGTTGCTTCTGGCAACGTACTTAGGTACAACGGCACAAAATGGATTAATTACGCCGAAAATAATTTAACCGATGGGGGAAACTACTAAAATGGCTAATACAATTAGAATTAAAAGAAGGGCGTCAGGCAACGCCGGTGCTCCAGCATCACTCGAAAATGCAGAAATTGCCTATAATGAAGTTGACGATATTCTCTACTATGGTAAGGGCACAGGTGGAGCAGGTGGTACTGCTACAACAATGGAAGCTATCGCAGGCCAAGGAGCGGTAGTTGGACTTACTGGCACTCAAACAATTACTGGTAATAAAACATTTTCTGGCACTATAGCTCTTGGTTCTTCGGCAACTGCAACAACTAAGTCTCCAAATAACAACTCAACATCACTTGCTACTACTGCATACGTAGACGCAGCAGTTACTGCAAGTGGTTCATTTACTGGGCTAATTTTTGCTGGTGATACTGGAACGAGTGAAGCAATTGCAAATGGCAATACACTTACAGTTTCTGGTGGCACAGGTTTAAGCTCAGTAGTTTCAGCAACAGATACTGTTACCGTTAATCTTGATAATACAGCGGTAACAGCTGGATCTTATGGTTCAGCTAGCGCAATCCCAACCTTTACAGTTGACGCACAGGGTCGTTTAACAGCAGCTGGAACAGCTTCTATATCTACTTCATTTACAGTAGATGCAGATAGTGGTGCAGATTTAACAATTTCTGGTGGAGACACTTTTAGAATAATTGGTGGTACTGGCTTAACATCAACAGCTTCTGCAACCGACACACTTACTTTAGACCTTGATAACACCGCAGTATCAGCAGGTTCATTTGGTTCTGCCTCATCGGTTGGAACCTTCACGGTTGACGCTCAGGGTCGTTTGACCGCAGCTGGTTCAACAACAATAGAAATTGCGCTTGGAACTAACACTTCAGGAAACTATGTAGCAACAATAACTGGTGGAACTGGTGTTACTTCTTCTGCAGCAACAACAGGTGAGGGGACAACTCACTCACTATCTATTGGTCAAGATGTAGCAACCTCTGCAAGTGTAACATTTGCAGGGCTTACACTTAATGGTGGAAGTATGGTATTTGAAGGTGCAACTGCTAATGATCATGAAACAACCCTTGCTGTTACGGACCCAACAGCAGACCGCACAATTACACTTCCAGATGCAACTGGTACAGTTGCTTTGGTCGCAGACGTTGCAGCACTTTCGGGTGCAACATTTACTGGTGCGGTATCTGGTACATCTCTTACCCTTTCAGGTGACCTAACGGTTAATGGTACAACGACTACAATTAACTCAACTACAATAACGGTTGATGATAAGAACATCGAGCTTGGTTCAGTGGCAACTCCGACAGACGCAGGTGCTGACGGTGGCGGTCTTACGCTCAAGGGCGCAACAGATAAGACCTTTAACTGGATTGATGCAACTGACGCATGGACTTCATCAGAAAACATGAACCTTCTAACCGGAAAGTCATTCCTGATTGCAGGAACTTCTGTACTCTCTGGCTCTACTCTTGGTTCAGGAGTAACCGCATCAAGCCTTACCTCGGTTGGCACAATAGCAACTGGTGTATGGAATGGTACAGCAATAGCCATAGCTAACGGTGGAACTGGCTCCACAAGTGCCTCAGACGCCCGTACAGCCCTTGGATTAGCAATTGGGACCAATGTACAGGCCTATAGCTCAGTATTAGCTGACGTAGCTGCTGGCAACTATACGCTTAATGGTGGAACTTTTTAATATTATTTATTAATTGTTTTTAATTAAATGAAAGAAAATTTTTATGGCTTTACCTAATCCCCCTAATATTGTTCAGGGTCAAATAGCACTAGATCCAATTAATGGGATAGTTTATTACAAAGATGAAGATAATAATTTAATTTCTACTGCCTGGTCTTGGCTGCAAAATAACGAAACACAGATTAGCACTGAAGATGATGTAACTATTGGTTCCAATCTTACAGTTGGTGGAGATCTAGTTATTGCTGGAAACACCGTAAGCTTAAATGTAGCTGAAGTTCTTATTGAAGATAATATTTTAGTATTAAACTCCAATGTTACAGGCTCCCCAATTCTTAACGCTGGCATTGAAGTTGAACGTGGGACTTCTACAAACGTTCAGATAAGATGGAATGAAGCATTAGATAAATGGCAGTTCACAAATGATGGAACTACTTATTTAGATTTAAATTCTATTGTAGCAGATTCAGTAACACTCGGATTACATACTACTGGTGATTATGTAACGAACCTTACTGCAGGCACTGGTGTTTCAATTTCTCAGATCTCTGGAGAAGGAGCTACCCCAACAATTTCCATTGGCCAAAGCGTAGCTACTTCTGCTACGCCAACATTTGCTAGAGTTGTAGCTCCTTTAACCGGAGATGTAACAGGTAATTTAACAGGTAATGTTACTGGAAACGTTGTCGGCAATGTCACTGGTAATATAACAGGAAACGTGACGGGGACAGTATCTGACATATCTAACCATAGCATAAATGCCCTTTCAGACGTAACCATAACTAGTACGGCCAATGGTGATTTTTTAAGATGGTCAGGTTCCCAATGGGTCAACGATGCTGTTGATTTAAGTTCCGATACAGTTGGAGACTATGTTAAGAATCTAGTCCAAGGCAACGGTCTTACTATCACCAATAACTCTGGAGAAGGTGCTACCCCTGGCATTGCAATTGATACGTCAATAGTCCAGACGCGTGTTGCCAATATTACGGATACAGAAATTGGATACCTAGATGGCGTCACCTCTGCTATACAAACTCAAATTAATACAAAAGCACCAACTGCAGATCCAACATTTACTGGAACAGTATCTGGCATCTCTAAATCTATGGTTGGACTTGGTTCTGTTGATGACACAGCTGATACGGCAAAGCCTGTCTCTACTGCTCAGCAAACAGCACTCAATCTTAAAGCAAACATAGCAGATCCTACTTTTACTGGAACTGTGGGTGGTGTTACTAAATCAATGGTTGGTCTTGGCAGCGTAGACAATACAAGCGATGCGGATAAGCCAGTTTCAACGGCACAACAAACGGCATTAAACTTAAAGGCCAATAGTGCAACACCAACTTTTACCGGCATGGTTACTGCACCATTCTTAACTGTTAGTGGAGTACAAATAGATGCTAGTGGCCCATCCGATACAAATGTACTTAAGTACAGCTCAGCTTTAAATAAATATATTCCAGGAGTTGCATCAACTGTAGCTTCTCTTGATGATTTAACTGACGTAGTAATTGGATCAGCAACTCCAAATCAAGTTTTGGTATATCAAGAAAACGGAACATGGACAGCAGGCAGTGCTCCAATCCCAAGCGTTGAAGGAAGTGCCTATTTCTCCACTATTGGAGATGGAACTCAAACTACATTTACAATTACTCACAACTTAGCTACAAGAGATGTATTCGTATCTACCACAGAAGCAAATTCGCCATATTCATCATTCTCTACATATTGGGAAGCAACTACTGATAATAGTATTATTTTATATTTTGATAGTGCACCAGGTGCGTCGTCCGTAAGAGTTGCAGTATATGCTGCTTTAGCTGGTTCGTCTTTCCCTGACCTAGAAGGAACTACATATACTGGGATTATAGGCAATGGCGTTGATGACACTATTCCGGTTGTACATAGCTTGGGTACAAGAGACGTATTTATCCAAGCTAGGCAAGCAGCAAGCCCATATCAAGTAATAGCTGCTACATGGGAAGTAACTACTACAAATATTGTTACATTCTCTTTTGACACTCCGCCAGCTTTAGACTCTGTAAAGGTTTATATTTATAGTTCTGTTATAGGCAGCCCAACAACTTCTTTGTCTGGTTTGACTGACGTTAATTATGTTAATCCAGATGATAATGATATTTTATCTTGGGACGAAGCTACTTCTCAATGGATTCCGCAAGCATTTATTGCTTCAGTAGCTGATATTAATGATATTGATAATGTAGTTATAACTAGCGCTACTCCTAATAATTATTTACAATATAATGGGTCTCAATGGGTAAATAGCTATATAGATCTTGGAACAAATACTTCAGGTAATTATGTTAAAAACTTAGTTGCCGGAACCGGCATTGCGGTCACAAATAACTCTGGAGAAGGTGCTACTCCAACTATTGCAATAACTAGTTTAGTAGTAACCACTTCCGACACCGGAACCGTAACAAGTACAATGTTAGCCAATGACACTATATTAAATGCAGATGTTAACTCATCGGCAGCTATTGCTTATTCTAAATTAAATTTAAATAATAGCGTAGATTACACAGATCTAAAAGACGGAGTTGCTAAATCTAGCTTTAGATCAACCCTAAATGCTCAGACAGGCACGACCTATACTTTAGCACTTGCCGACTTAGCTAAGCTAGTAACTCTCTCAAATGCTGGAGCAATTACCCTAACCGTTCCCCTAGAGTCTTCTGTTGCGTTTGCCATTGGAGATAGGATTGACTTACTTCAAAAGGGAGCTGGTCAAGTTACTATTGTAGGTGCTGGTGGAGTTACCGTAAATGCTACCCCAGGACTTAAGTTGCGTTCCCAATGGTCATCTGCTACACTTATAAAGTTAGATACCAATTCGTGGGTTTTATTAGGAGATTTGCAGGCATAATATGGCTATCAGTGGCGGAAATACATCAGGACCTAGAAAAAATAATGTACCTAATATAGTTGGAGATAAGCCAGCAGTTGCTGATCCTAAATTAACAGCTGCTGAATTCGACAAACGGAACTGTAACTAACACGCCATTAAATGACGCCGGTGGTGGCAATCTAACTAGATTAGATGAGATATTGTCATCATCACCTGCAGCCAATACTGTCTACCCTAGAAAAGAAGATGTAGCTTACACTAAGTATTCTCCTTATTTTCCTCCTTACTTCCCTCCTTACTTCCCTCCTTTCTTCCCGCCATTCTTTCCGCCATTCTTTCCGCCATATTTTCCTCCTTACTTCCCTCCTTACTTCCCCCCATTCTTCCCTCCTTTCTTCCCTCCTTTCTTCCCGCCATTCTTTCCGCCATATTTCCCGCCATTCTTCCCGCCATTCTTTCCGCCATATTTCCCTCCTTACTTCCCTCCTGCGTTTAAATAAAGAGTTATTCAATGGCTAATGTTATTAAATTAAAACACTCTGGAACATCTTCCAGTAGCCCAGTATCACTAGAGCATGGTGAGTTAGCAATAAACTATACAGATGAAAAATTATTTTATAAAAATGGATCTAACTCAATAAAAGAATTTTCTTTAGACCAAAGTGCAGGAATAAGTGCTGGTGGAAATATAAATGCGGGAACTCCAATTGATGTTTTATTAGAAGCTGAAGTTACTAATACTATAGTAATCCTATACGATGGCGGGGAAATCTAATGGCAGCAACTATTCAATTCAAAAGAGGCTTAGCAGCATCTTGGACATCAGTCAACCCAACCCTTGCTGTTGGCGAATGTGGTTTTGAAACTGATACTAAAAAGTTAAAAATTGGAACTGGATCAACTGCTTGGAATTCTCTTACATATTTTGTTGGAGATGTATCGGCAGCTAATTTGAACGATCTTGCAGACGTAACTATTACATCGGCCACGGACGGCGACTTCCTTCGCTGGAACGGGACAGCGTGGATAAATGATGCTGTCAACCTATCAACAGACACTGTTGGAAATTACATGGTTGACCTTACTCAAGGAACTGGTGTAACTATTACCCATACCCCAGGAGAGGGCTCTAACGCAACAATTGCAATTGGGCAGTCTGTAGCAACTGGTGACTCTCCAACATTTGCAGGCCTTATTATTAATGGTGCAAGTATTGTTCTTGAAGGTGCAACGGCAAACGATTTTGAAACAACTATTGCTGTCACTGACCCAACCGCAGACAGGACAATTACATTTCCTGACCTTACTGGAACAGTTGCTTTAGTCTCAGATCTTACAACTCATGCAAATTTAACAGAAGCTCATGGCGCAACTGGTGCAGTGGTTGGAACAACAAACACTCAAACTCTTACGAACAAGACGCTTACTACGCCAACCATCAATGGACCAGAAATCACGGCTACTGGTGGAACTCCAAGAATTCATGGTATCTATCTTCCAGAGCCACATTTTATTACATTTGAAGGTGCAACAACAGATGAGTTTGAAACAGTACTCACCGTTGTTAACCCAACCGCCGACAGAACTGTAAGTCTTCCTGACGCAACAACAACTCTTGTTGGTGTAGACACAACAGACACTCTTACGAACAAGACGCTTACGTCACCAGTTATAAATACTCCAACTGGGATTGCTAAAGCAGATGTTGGTCTTGGTTCGGTGGACAACACTGCAGACACTGCAAAGCCAGTTTCAACGGCTCAACAAACGGCTCTTGATTTAAAAGCAAACCTAGCTTCTCCAACATTTACTGGAACACTTGCTGCGGCAGACATTACGATTTCTGGTGATCTTACAGTTAATGGCACGACAACTACAATTAATAGCACTACGCTCACTGTAGATGATAAAAACATTGAGCTCGGGTCCGTCACTACTCCAACAGACGTAACAGCTGATGGCGGCGGTATCACGCTTAAAGGCACTACGGACAAGACGCTTAACTGGGTTGATGCAACTGACGCTTGGACTTCATCTGAAGATTTTAACTTGCTTACAGGTAAGGCTTATGAAATCAATGGGACATCAGTCCTGAATGCCACTACACTTGGTTCTGGAGTTACTGGATCTTCACTTACATCACTAGGCACTATAGCTACCGGTGTTTGGAATGGAACATTGATTGGTGCAACTTACGGTGGCACTGGTGTAAACAATGGTTCTAATACAATTACACTTGGTGGAAACTTTACAACATCTGGAGCATTTACCACTACCCTTACAGCCACAGCAACAACTACTTTAACTCTACCAACTACTGGGACTCTAACAACCCTTGACGGCACTGAAACATTTACTAATAAAACTTTTACTAGCCCAGTAACCAATAGCCCTACCCTAACCTTATCGACATCCTCTTCTACTACAGATGCTAGACTATCTTGGGATTCTACCAATAAAAAATTGAAAGTAGGTAATGGAACAATATCTTTGGACTTTGCATCATCCAATGTGATCACGAATGCCCAGGTAGCTAGTTATACTCTTGTATTAGCCGATAAGGATAAACTTGTAGAAATAAGCAATGCTTCAGCTAACACTCTAACTGTTCCATTAAACTCTTCTGTAGCTTTCCCAATTGGAACTCAAATTACAATATTACAAACAGGAGCAGGAGCAACCACTATAACAGCAACAGGCGGCGTAACAATCAACGCTACCCCTGGCCTGATCTTAAGAGCACAGTGGTCTTCAGTTACCTTAATAAAAAGAGCTGAAAATACTTGGGTAGCACTTGGAGACTTGAGAGCCTAGTCTTTCTTAATGCACCAAAAGTTAGTAGAGCACCAACGGTATCCGCTCTTAATTTCCTTGACTTGATGTGGGAATCCATCTTTAGCTGGAAAGCATATGAACATTCCAGGTTCTGGTTTAACTAATAAATCTTGTTCAGGGAAGTAAATTTCTCCACCTTCATAATCATCATTATAGTAGAGTACTGAACTAAGGTCTCTCGATGGGTATCCAGCACCAGTCTTGAGTCCAACACTTTCATTTTGAGCAGATCCATGATCTAGGTGAACTGGCATTGAATCCCCGGTTTTCATCTCAACTATACTAGTTACGCCTTCGTCATAAACTTTACAATTAAAAGAAGTTTCAATAATTCCTTTTATTTTATCATAGTATTTACCAAGAAGTTCAGGAAGAACAGGACTGCCATTCCCGGCATAAACACCAAATGGCGAATATCCAGATTCATCAATCATAACTGGTGTATTTTTTAAATAAAGTATAATTTGTTCTAAATCTTTTTTATCTATAATATTTTTAGTAATATGTATTTTGTCCATCGTGACCACCTTTACTGTAAATAGGATTATTATATAGATCGTAATCTTCCTTAAGGTGATATGCCCAATGTCTAGTAAAGGATCTTTCTTCAGGCAAAAACCCGCCCGTAACAGCATGGATCGTAGTAGATAAATCTATTAACAGTAAATCTCCTTCACTCCAATTCCACCAAAAAGCATCTTGTTCTTTTTCTACGATTTGATTAAAAACCCATTCAGTAATCTCTTGGTATAATCTCATATCTGAATCAGAAGGTTCATTTAAGCCAACTCTGCAAAGAATTTCTCCATTACTGTAAGGGTGTAATCTTAATATTTTTTTACCACTGTTTAAATGAGAAATAACACAAGGTCTTTCTATATTTAAGCCAGATGGGTTTTTTACAAAAGAATTGTTTAAAAATTGTTTCCATTCATCTTTTAATCTGTCATACAAGGCAGACGCATCGATAAAGCCAGTTGCCCCAAATTCATTTGAGCAAGTAAATTTATCCATTCTCCACGAGGCTGCTACTTGAGGCCTAACTCTTTCCACGTGTTCTAGGTGCCAGTTTATAAATAAATCATGACCACTTTCATTGATCACTTCAACGTATCCAGGATCTACTTCTTGCTTGATCATCTCAAATGTTACAGAATGATCTTCTGGAAAAGATTGAGCAATATATCCCCAATTTAACTCATGTCCAAAAAGCTGCATTAGTTGATAATGTTCTTCGTCGTTTAAGTTTACTTTAGGAAATATAAGTAAACCATTTTCTAAGAATAACTTTATATATTTATCTATATTAAATTCAATATCTTTTAAAGAAGAATTTTTTATTATATTATTCATTTTATTTCAACTCAGTAATAGTATAAAAAGATGGTGTGGTGTATCTTTCTCCAGATATAATTGGCTTTACACCATGAAGGTAGTTTATGTCTCCCGGGTGAGCTACCGCCAAACCTGGTTCGGGCTTAACTGTTAGATCATAGTCTGGATAATATAACTCCCCACCCTCAAAATTATCGTTATAATAAATTAAAGAATTTATATCATATGTTGGGAATGGATTAGGTCTTCCATCATTCATCTGTTTGTCGGCGTGAGGTCTTTGCTCCATGCCGGGTCTCCACTTAATAATTACTGGTGGCCTAGTAGAAAGTTTGACATTGAAACAGTCTTCTAAGTAAACTTTCATCTTTTGAATATATTTATCTACCATGTTAAACACATCTATATTAATTCGCTCTAAAATATCCCAACTGCATTGTCTATCAGCCCAATAGGCTGAGTCGTAGGTACACGTCCCGTCTTCAGCATATTGATTTTCTCCGGCGTCCATCCATTCGTTGATAGTTGGAATAAACTTTTGGATAACTTTAAGATCATCTATTTCTACAAAATTTTTAATTATCTTTATATTGTCAACAGATTTTCCAAAGTGACCTGGTTTAACGAGTGACTGTTCCATATTATATACCTTACTTATCGGATCGGCTTGACTATTTACTAGAACCTATGATAAAGTATATCATTATATCTGCTAGCTAACTAGCCAAAAATTGGAGATTGAATTGGAAATTTTTAACATAGAAGAACCAAAATTAGGAATAATCCTTTATAGAGATGCTATACCAGAGGAAATGACTATCCCACAAAGACTTGAATCTACTCTAGAAAACAGCAATCATGAATATTTTAAGTGGAATGAGGCTATGGTTGGATATAACGAAAAAATGCCAGAGTACAGAGATTGTTATGATCTTAAAATAGGACCAAAACATTGGCCACACCTTCCAGCAGAATTATCTGAAATTAAAAACGTTTATGATGATTATAATTCTATACTAACTACATGCTTAACAGATTATGAAAAAAGATATAATTTTAAAATGGAATTTATGGAAGCAATTAATTTCATAAAATATGGAGAAGGTCAACATTTCCAAGTCCATACAGATTCTGGTTTTTCTTACTTTTGTACACTTTCGTCAGTTGGGTTTTTTAATGATGACTATGAAGGGGGAGAGCTTTGGTTTCCTTATCTCAACTTAAAATTTAAAGCTCAAAAAGGAGATGTTATATTCTTTCCTTCAACTTATATTTACGCTCATGGATCCCAACCGGTAACAAAGGGCACCAAGTATAGTGCTGTCACTATGTATAACTACAATGAAATTGGGCAGTCAGTGGCACAATCTTCGGGGATCGAAATATCTTCCCTCCCAACATTATCAAAAGCTGATTAAAGTGGAAGACAATCTACAGCAATCATTTGTTGAATATGTAGATAATAACATATATGATTTTCCACTTAAGTCAATAAATGGGCAGGATAATATCTTAGCTAGTCTTAAGGGAAAAGTTTCTATGTTATTTAATGTAACTGGGGAATGCGCAAACTCTCCTCAGTACACGATCATCCAAGACATATATAATCAATACAAGCACTTAGGCTTTGAAGTCCTAGCAATGCCAAGCACAGATTTTTGCCAAGACGCTTACGGCGAATTTGCAGACTCTAACACTAGTGCTGAGAGTATGAGAGATCACATGAAAAATCTTTATAATACAGATCTTCCATTTTCTGAAATGGTCAATATTTTAGACCCAAACCAAGACAAAGAAGCCTACAAGAGACTAAGAGAAGAACACGATAAAACCGACATTGATTTTTATGAACCAAAAGGTGAGATGCATCCACTTTTTAAGGAACTACAAAAAACTAGTGATTTAATTCATGGAAATTTTGAAAAATTTATTGTATCCAGAGATGGTTCTAGATACATTAGATTTTGTAATTCAGACTTATTGGACATGGCTTACAGTAGTGGCAATAGGGATGTATCTCCAGAAGAGGCATTGAAGAATATCAAAAAAGCAATAGAAGATTTTATCCAAGAAGAATATGACGAAAATAACATTAACTAAAACTCATCAAAATCCACCTAAGATAAAACAGTCTAGGCTTAAGCGAGATTGGATGGATGAGACTTATAATAAGCACGCTTACAAGTGTTTGCCAATGTCTGCAGCTAATGTAAATGGCTGGGAATTAATCCTTCAGCAAGATGTTGTAGTTCAATGGGATGGGGGCAATACCACTCCTAGAGTCTTGGAAGGCGAATTCTTAGATGGTAGACCTGTTGTAATTCCTTCCATAATCGGCATTATGTCTTTTGCTACAGGATGGGCCATTAATACTGAAGAGGGATATGACACCTGGATAACTGGATCTCCAAACTATTTCGTAGATGGAGCAGCACCCCTATCTGCCACTATACCAAGTTCTTGGTGGCCAGATGAATTTAATATGAACTGGAAAATTACTAAAATTGGAGAACCGGTCAGATTTGAAGCCGGAATGCCATTTATGTTTTTTAATGTCTATAGGAATGATCTTTTAGAAAATACAGAGGTAGTAGTCGAAAATCTTTGGGATAAACCAGAATTAATGGCTAAACGTCAATCATACGGGGACGCAAAAATGAAAAAGCTTCATGAGCAACCTTGGACTTGGATGAATGGGATTAGAAGTGGCCTAGACGAAAATGGGAATCAAATTGGCCCAAAGCATGATGGCCTCCTAAAGCTTAATGAGCCAAATTAAGATATTGTCTTAAAATAGTAAATCTATAAAAAAATTGGTACTATAGGTAACATATGTCCAAAATTCAAAGGAACGGTTATGATCTTTAATAATATAGATAAAATCACAAAAATAGAAATTTTAGAAGAAAATATTCCAAAATATGAAAAAGATATTTATGAGATTCTTATAAAATTAGCAATTGATCCAGCAACGTTTGACGAAGATACTTTTGAAGAAGATTCTTCAATAGATCCTGCAGACTTGACTACCATAGATCTACATCAACGCTTAAAGGTATCCATAGATGCTTTGGCTATGATCCAAAAAGAAATATCAATTTTAGAAGCATAAATATGAAATTTAATTTATCTTCTGAGGAAATAAAAGAAGCTTATAGTTTAGTCAAATCTGAGTTAGAAAAATCTTTAATTTTAAGATTGTCAATTTTAGGAATAGATCCAGAGCAATTTGATGAAGAAAGCTTTACACCTGCGGAAAACAGCACTGCTCAAAACGATATTTATGATATACTAAACAGAATAAAAGAAATTGATAATAAAATTTCCAATACATAATTGAGGCTTTATGGGAAAAAAAACAATAGAGCAATACGACCCCTCTAACTATGCGTGCTATGCCGTAACCGGAGTTAAAGAAGACTTTACCTTAAATACGGTTTTGCCAACCGGACTTCAAGAATATACTAACTATGACACTTATGATATAGGCAATAAGACTTTGATAGCTTTTACTAAAGCAAATTTTAAGCTTACAGATTTTGTATATAGATTAGTATCACAAAATTATACAGAAGATATTCTTTACGAAAACTATGAATTTTTAGTAGATGTCCTAGAAGATAACTACGATAAATCTAAATCAGTATTTCATATAATGAATTCAGCAGCTGATTACCATGACATATTGGGAAATAGGCCTGCATATACAGAAGACTCCAGAAGATGTGATCTAGACGGCTATGCAGCTGTTGCTTTCTATGAATCAGACAAAGAAGACGCCGGCGATGTAGTCGACAAATCTTATTATAATGATGAAAACATTGAAGGATGGACTGTATATCTTTCTTCAATGTCTAACATTTATATAGTAAAAATTGATTTTATAGAATTAAACGATAGCCTGTATAAACAATGGCCTTGTAGGGTTAATATGGCTCAAACCTTCCCCCACGCAATGAAGTTAGCTTATGAATGGAATCTTTTAGCTCAAGATCCATGGAGCTCCAATGAGCAGATTGCTGAAAAATGTAAGAATGCATTCGATGAATGGGCTATCCCAGCTGATGCAATAGAAGAGATTAACAATGGACAACCTGACACCTCTCTAGCTTTATTCTTTAGTGCTAATGGAGATCCTAGAGAGTCGATTGAAGAAAATTCACAAGTTGGTTCAAAGTTTAAGAATTGGTTTATATCAAAACTTAGATATAGAACTCTTGGTTCCTTAAATGTAAATTATCCAGATCAATTACAAATACCAGAATCTATGATTCAAAAAGAAATGTCTTTTTTTGAAACAGTAATATATACTTTCTGTATAGAAAATAAATTAGATTTAGATAATGTAACCGCAATCGAAATGCTAGATATAGCTTATTATTCTGGTCCAGGATATAAAGAACGTAACAATACAATTGTAGATGTCATTAAAAAAAGCGTTTATTTAGAAAACCAAACTTTAATAAAAGAATATGTAAAAAATAAACAAAAAAGAGTAAACGTTGCGGAGTATACCAAACTAGAACAAGAGTTCACAGAAACGTCAAAAGATTTAAACTAAAATAAAATTAATATGATAGTTAAAGACAATTATTTAGATAATTATTTATATAACGAACTATTAAATAGCCCTAATTTTTTTCCTACTTCAATGGGAAACGAAGAAAAAATTGCAGCACATTTGATGATGTATCACGAAGAATCTTCTAGTTCTTATTCGCCATTCATGTTTTGGGATGGTTGGTGGAGAAGTCCAGCAAATACATTGAAGAAAAAAATAATACAAAAAATTTGGGAAGAAAATCTAGAATGGCCCAATGAAGACATTTTAGGTTTTGAATACTGGACAAGAACATATAATCCTGGACAGTATATAGATCTTCATGTTGACGAAGATACTTTTTTATATTTTGAAAATAAGATATTTCAAGGTCCAATTACCGGATGTGTCTATTATGGAGTAGATAATGAAGATGGTGGTTTTTTGGAGATACATAAAAATTCTTTCATAAATGGAAATAAAGAATCTTTAGAAAAAGAAAATATTAAAGAATATATTTCACCAAAAGAAGATAGGGAAAGAATATCTTACAAAGGTAATAGACTTATAATATTTGATGCCGGCCACAGACTACATAGCAGTACCCCCGCCAAATCCAACATAAGGCAAGTTATGGTTATAAATGTTTGGCATAAAGATAATCCTCCAATAGCTATTTCTAATGGCAGTTTTTTCTACGAATAAATTAACTATGTGCTATAATTAGGGTTATGATTGAATCTAATAATCCAATAAATATAAATGGGAACTGGAGCATTACCGTAGACACTCCATTTGGTAAAGAAAAATACTCTTTAAGTATAGATACTTCCAATGAAAGTCTAACTGGTTTAGTCTCACATGAAAAAGGAATTGCGCCTCTGACTAATACATCTTTTATTGACGGAACATTCAAATGTTCATTAGAAGTAGAATTCCCGATAAAAGCTACCGTCAGCCTGCAGGCAAGTGTTATCGATAATGATAAAATGTTTGGAACATTGCAGGTTGACCAGTATCTAGAAACGTTATTTGTTGGGGTGAGATAATGAGTATGTATAATTTTACTGCCTCCTCAATAATGGGTAAAGAAAACCACCTTGCAGAATACAAGGGCAAAGTAACTTTAGTAGTTAATATTGCCAGTAAGTTTGGATATGAGCCACAATGCTCAAAGCTTTGGTCGTACGCAAGAACCAGTAGGCAGTTGTGGCAATTGCAATCTGTACATGATAAATTTAAGGATAGAGGTTTTTCTATCCTAGCATTTCCCTGTAATCAGTTTGGCTCAATGGATCCAGGAAGTAATGAGGAAATATCTGAATTCATTAAAGTAAATTATCCTTTTGTAACTTTTCCTATTTTTGAAAAAGTTGAAGTAAATGGAAAAAATGAACATGAAATATTTTCTTTTCTTAAAGGATATGACAAAAGAGCGTATTCCGATTTTACTGCAGACGGTACAGAAGAAGCTAAGAAGGGACAGAATTTAGAAGGGCAAGCAATGGCGAGAATTTCTCATAATTATGAAAAGTTTTTAGTAGGTAGAGATGGAATTATGATATCAAGATTTAACTGGCAAGATATGCCATTGGACGAAACACCGAGAATACAAGGTGCAGGATGGACAATTAGGGAAGCTATAGATGAGGTGTTAGGATAATGGAAGATAGTAGTTCTTTTTTTGAAAAAGATGAATCAAGAATGAGCAGTACTGCATATCCAGTATCTCCTGATTTTGACGAAGCAACCATAAAAGAAATAGCGGATTTTGAAGCAGAAGAATTAGCACCTGGCATAGTTGTTATTCGAAATGCATTTAAAATAAATCAAAGTTTAGTTTTAGATCATATTGATTCAAGAGCTGAAGAAGCTCACAAAAATAGATGGTCCTTTAAAGAAATTGACGGAGTAACATACGGCATAAATGAAGACGGATTCAAGTACAGAATGGAAGATGTTCCTGCAGCTCCAGTGAGAATATTGGATCCCGTAAATCCTAATACAGAAGAAGAAATAAAAGATTTCTTTATTTATTTAGAAGATCAAATATATAAAGGTCTAATTAAATACATAGATTATTATCCATTAATGATTGGGTCCATTTGGTGGAAGACTAGAGGTCACGTACTTAGGTATGGTGATGGTGGAATACTAGGATGCCATGCTGACAATGACACAAATTATAAAGTAACTAATGGCATTAGGTACATGCCTAAGGGTATGGTTGCTTCTAGGCAGACGTGTGGAGCGTTAGTGTATCTAAACGATTGCGTTGATGATGAAGAGCAATTAAATGGTAAAAACTTTACTGGTGGACATCTAAGGTTTGTTCACTTAGGAGTGTCCTATAAGCCTCAAAAGGGAGACATCATATTCTTTCCAACAAACTACATCGCAGCACACGATGTGGGAAGAATGGGCAATGGAGTTAGATACTCATACCTTACCTTTTTTGGACAGGGGTCGTCTGACATACCTGCAAATGTAGTAATATCTGAACCTTCAGAAAGCTTTGAGTGGTGCCCTCCTGTGTGGTTTAATAACATCTATGATGATTATGAAATGTATTGCAGAACTCCTTATTCTAGATGGGAAAAGAGAGCAGGAGAATTTGGCTTAGAAGCTGGATGGAATCCAGTTTATCAAGGTAGAGAAGTTACACAATACTCGCAGAGTCATGACGTCATCGAAGTTGCCAAGCAGCAAGAATTGCAACCGTTAGACGACTCTCTACCAGAAGGGCCATGCGGAACGGAACCTAGGTCAGTATAGTGTTTGAGATAAAAGAAGAAAATATAGAAATATATGATATGGGAATTGTTCTTTTTAAGAATGTACTTCCAATGAATGATCATGATTACATTTTAGATTTTACTAAAAGCGTACGACTACAAGCTTTAAAGGACGATTTTACTTTTATTAATAATGATATAGGCAATCCCATATATGCAATCAATAGAAGTGGCCATAGGTATAGTTTAGAAGATGTTGAAATCGCCTCTAATCATATTATGAATTTCATGCACGAGGGATTGGGCCAAGAGTACTTTGATTTCTTTAAGGCTTGCGAGGATGCAATGTACGCATGTATGCTAAGATATGTAGAGATATTCCCCATGATGCTAACTTGTCTGTGGTGGAGAACACAAGGTCATATCGTAGCGTATGGTAAGGGTGGACGATTTGGTAAACATTGTGACAACGATGTAAACTATCAACCCGGAGCAGAGCCTGATCAACAGTTGGCCATAAGAAATGTCTTAGGTGGCCTTATATACTTTAATGATTCTGTTGATCAAATTAAAAATAAAAATGATTACGTAGGTGGTGAAATAGTTTTCCCTTATGCAAACTTTACATATTCTCCAAAAGCAGGAGACGTGTTAATGTTTCCTTCTAATTATTTGGGAACTCATAAAGTTTTAGAGTGTAAAGAGGGTGAAAGATACGCTTATGTTGGTTATTTTGCACAGGGATCAAGTGACCAAAGTAGAGGTGTAAATATAAGAATGCCTTCTGACGTAATGGACAGCGGACAGGTTTGGATGCCAAATATAGTTGAAGACTATTTAAATGCAATAGAAAAAAGACACGCAAACACAGATCCAGAGATATTATCGCTCTTGACAGAAGCTGCCAAAAGACCAATGACAAGCAATAACACTAATGAAGAAATTGGAAGATTATGATATTCAATAAAGTAGAACCAAAACACCTAGGTGGTGGAGTTGTAGTATTCGAAGGTTGTCTAGATTTAGATTGGCAGAATTTACTTAACAGATCTGACGATTTAATTCAAGAAGAGTGGAGCGAAATGTATTCTCCCGGAATTGATCCGGAAACCAATGAAGAAATATATGTAAATAAAAGTGGCTACTTTTTCAATAAGCACAGTATTGACTTAATGCCAAAGAGAGCAAGCGCAATTCACTACAAGGACAATGATGATCTTCGTAGTATTTTTTCTTTTATAGAATCATCAAAAGACAAATGTCTTCTTCAATATTTTGAATTATTCCCCTTAGCCTATAAGTGCGTATGGTGGAAAGTCAAAGGTCATATTCTTCAATATCCAAAAGATGTTTATCTTGGTTCTCATTCAGATATTAGTGCTGATTATATTTATGGAGTTCTAGAACCACAAGACCAATTGGCATTAAGAAATGTAGTTACTAGTTTGGTTTATTTTAACGATTCCGTTGACAACGAAGAAGAATTAGATGGAAGTAACTACATGGGTGGTCATCATTATTTTAACTATTTAGACATAGATTATTCTCCCAAAAAAGGAGATATAATATTCTTTCCCTCCAACTACATGGCCGCACATGAAGTTAAGCCAGTTAGAGGAGGCTTTAGGTACAGTTACCTTGGATGGTATAGTCAAGGAACTCCTAATCCAGCAGTTCACGAATACGTTGCTGACCCTTTAAAGGATCCAGAATTATCCCAAAAAGCAACTAATGTATATATGCCAACCTTAAGAGACGACTTAAAGAATCATCTACTAGAGTCTGGCTATAAAGAAGATTCTCCTCAATTTTATATAACAAAATCTAACTACTAAGGAATATCATGAAATCTGAACATATTGGCATGGGCGTAGTTGTAATAGAAAATGTAATTGACGTAAATCAAAACCTGCTTTTCGAATACATGAGTTGGATTCGAAAGAATCAGGAAGACACATTCACCTATCATGAAGAAGATGGTGTTAAGTATGCTACTAATAAAACTGGTTTTAAATTTAACTTATCAGATATAGAAAAAGCTCCTCAAAGATTCTTGGACACTAAGGGTAAACAGCTAGATATTGAAGTCCCTCAAAAATATATAGACTTTATTGATTCACTAGAGAATGCCATATATGATGCACTAGTTGAATATTGTTGCTACTTTCCAGATGCTGCAACGACTTCTTGGTGGAGACCCAATGGTCACATAGCAGGATATGAAAATGGCCAAGGAATAGGTCAGCATTGCGATGATCAAGTTCCATATGAATGGGGTAAGCCAACCGGCAATCAAGTGTCTATGCATAACAGTTCAAGCATTAACCTGTACTTAAACGACTGCGTAGAAACAGAAGAAGAACTAAATGGCCACAACTACACCGGCGGGCAACTCCACTTCCCTAATATTTCTACCGTATGGAAACCAAAGTCTGGTTCAGTTGCAATATACCCTTCTTCCTATATTGGTAGACACGAAGTCCTGCCAGTTGAAAAGGGTGAAAGATATGCTTATTTAAGTATTGCTTGCTATGGGACTTCTTTCGAGCAAGAAGAAGTAGTTGGTCAAGAAAACGGCTACAAAGTCTGGATGCCCAATCTAATAGAAGACTACCAAAAAAAGAAGTCGCTAAAAGATTACTCACTTTAATTAACTAGTCAAAGTTCCTAAAATTAGTTACTAGTATGATAGTTAGTTGTTTTTGGTTAGGTAATTTAATATATGTTATACAATGAAGCAATAGCTTATAATCAAGCTAGTTTTGATTATTTAGGCGCTTTAGAAATAAGAGTTCCACGGAATATCAATTCCTTTAATTTTAAATAATTTAAACCTATATACCAGTGGAGTAAATGATTACAGCAATAGCACAACTATTGGGGTAATCACTATAGACTCTGTTTCGGCTGGGTATGTCACAATCCAGACTGTCAAATCAGCTACTGCAGAAGCTAGTATTTTAATATCTAATTAAAATTACTTACTTAAAAGTCAACCTTAAGATAAATAGACAACTGCCAGTACTATATTTTTATCGCCAATAAATGGAGAAAACATGAGCAATAGCGTCTTAGTCAATGACAAAGTCCAAATTAAAGTTAAATTTGTAGACAATAATCCAGTTACTGGAGAGCAAATTAATGTAAGTCCAGCAACTGTTACAGTAACCGTAAAAGACTATCTAAATGCTTTGGTTAATCCAGCTGCATATCCATTAACTGAAGTTAGCGGATATGAATACTATATTGAGTTTACTCCAACGACTGCAGGTAAATATACTGTAGAATTTGTTGGGCTACTAGAGGATTCTAGTACAATCATAGTTAAACAAGTTCTGTACGTTAATGACACCGATAGCAAATATAAACCCTCCGTAACCCTTAAGGCTGACGAAATTATATCTTTTGCAGCTGACATATCACCTTTATATTTAGATCCTGAAGAAGTATTGTATTTTTTTCCAGATGCATCCTTATTGGAAGTTGGAGAATTAATACATCATTATTCTATAGAAATTAAGCAAATGTTTAAACTGCAAGACTTAGATGATGGTTCTACTCTTAACTTTACCTTATCTGAATACATCAAAGCTTCTGCGTGTTGCGAATTAAGCAGAAGCTATGGCTATGGTGGTGACGATGAATTAAGCCTTAAGTTGGCTGATTTAAGCATTACAAATAGAACCAACCCAAGACAAAGTGTCAATAGAGGCAATGCTGTGACCTGGTGTCAGATCGCAGCTGCGTTGAGAAAAGAAGTTGCAGCTTCAAGAACAGGCATGCGTGCGGTAATACCAAAAGGACTTCCAAGTGAAAAGGTTTCTGCTTCTGGCCTTAACTTTGATCCTTTAACTGGTACGGTTATCTATCCATTAACAGGTGCTGTAGTTTATCTTCCTGGCAGAGATCAATATGGATCTGTTATGAATGACACTTTCCAAGGTGGACCTATACCGACAAGGGGATTGAAGCAGTATGATTGATCCTGCTAAAACTATTAAGCGTATCTTAAGAGAATACGGTCATGATGTTTTAATTCAAAGAAGATTAGATGATGATTTTCTATACTCAGAAACATTTGAACAAGTAACCACTAGGCACTATTTTCCTTCCAATGAAGCTATGGCTCAACTCCAAAGAGAGGATATAGAAGGCATAACTACAGGCATTGACTTGGTTTTTTATTTTGAAGCTGACGTAAATCCAAAGCAGAATGATAGAATTTACGAAGAAGGAACTAATAATATTAACGGAGCAAACCTTTATTATATAGACTTTGCAGCTCCGGTACGTGGAAAATTTGGAAAGATAGTATACTGGATAGCTGGAGCAACTAAGGAAAGACCTACTTAATGCTAATTTTATCACCTGGTCAAACTGGTAATTTTGAATTTATATTTAGTCAAAATGGAAATTTTTACGACCCCACATTAGGGGCAACTCCTTCTGATGTAATCATTTCTGTATATAGAGGTGATTTTGGTGCAGGCGCAACTATAGATGGACCGTACTCGTATCTCCAGCAAGACGCTAATCCAACTGGCAATTACATAGAGCGAAGTTCTGGTAATACTTTTTACTATGGAAATTATGGCGATGTACCTGGACAAAACATCTCTTCATATAATTTAACTAAATTTATATTTCACTACACAATACCTGAAAATTTATTCCAAGGTAATTATTCGGTAGTGGCAACTACATACGACGGTGCAAATATCTTTCAATACACAGCTCAGTTTCAAGTTCCTCAGGGAACCATGAACATAGTCGGATCCTATGCTGGAGGAGAAAAAGAATTAAGTACTTCTTATCGTCCGTCTTTCCAGCCCCTAGAGCAATATAGAACCAATTCCATTCTTCTAATAGGTCATTCAGATGCTCTTGATATGAATGCTCCCATGAGAATAAGTTCTATTCAAGAGGCAATAGACCTCCTAAAGGCTGATTTTAATTCTCCTTTGTTGAGAGGGATTTTTGACGCATACGCGTGCGGAGCAAGAGATATTTACATATGCTCTGCCGCTCCTATGAAAGAGTATGTAGCAATAACAGGTGATAGATTAAATATAATGCCAACTCATTCATACGAGGATGCCACTCCTGTATTGATGAACTTCTATCAAAAATATTATGATAGACTAGAACAAACGTACGCTTCACTAGAGAGATACGATAATATAGACATAATAGTCCCATTAGAAGCTAGCATCATCGGGACTGGCAATGTAGATTTCGTTACTCAATTAGCTACGCATTGTCAAGATTTCCATGATGAAACTGGAGCAATTATGCTAGGAGTAATTGGCTCTAGATCAGATGGAATAAACTCTAGTAACATAGATATTTTTGAGGCAGACATTAATTTTACTGACAAATATACTATGTATAATCCAGACAATTCAATAGCTGGTGATATGGGCAAGTTTGTTATCCCAATATATGGAGAGATTATTATTAACCATAATTTCTTAAACATATCTTATACATCTAGCGCAGCTGCTTCAGTAGCAGGCTTGTTGTCCGAAACAGCAGTAAATCAAAGTTTAATAAGAAAAAAAATTCCTTCAGCTTTTGGTTTGAGCGGCACAAATCTAGGTCAGGCAGAGGTAGACAGGTTAGATGCACTGGGTATTAATACTCTTATTCGAAATAATAGAAGTAGGAGAGGAAACTCTTATGAAATCTATTTAAGCAATGATAATACGATGGCCAATCCTAGTTCAGTATATGCTAAAGCTCCACAAATGAGATTAATCTCAATGGTCATAAATGAAATAAGGGCACTTGGAGACAATTCAATTAGTAGATTCAGTGCTCAAAAATTAATTGAAGATGTAAGAAAAATGTTACAATTTTTAAAAACTAACAATATAATTAGAGACTATGCATTAGAAGCATATGCTGATTCTGTAGTTAAAGGTAAGATATATTTTGACATTAACTTAACTTCTTCTTTAGGTCTAAGAAAAATATCTTTTAGTATTTCCTCAGGGCAAGGAGCATAGAATGGCGCAGAACGCTTTTGGTTTTCCAGAACCAAGAATTAATGACGTATCCGTCAATAGAGCTTTTGGGGCACCACTCCAAGCAGCTGGCAATTTAAGTTATCTTGAATTTATAGCTGTAGTAAAATTACTATGGGAAAATATCCACCCAGACATTCCAATTAAACCTAACCATGGCGGATCTTATGCCTCCTTTCCGGCAATAATTTATGGTTTAGAAATTAGAAAACCACATACCGTAGAGCCAAAACCAAGAAGTAGGCAAGTTGTTGAAAACGACTATATGATATTTGGACAAAGATTTCAAAATGTTGTTTCATTTAGCGTAATCACAAAAGCAGATAAAGCTTCTTCTGAGTCAAACCTAGGAGATGGTAGATACGTAGGAGCAGAAGTTGCTGATGCACTGGCTGAAGTTTTTGAAGATTTTATGCTTGAGTACACTCCTGTCTTTAAAAGACTTGGTGCTTCAGAGTTAGTGTATGCCAGAAGGTTAGCCGACGCTGAGGAAAGTAGATCTAATATAGATGTTATTAAAAGAACAATTACTTATTTATTGACTACAGAAAAGTTGATTCAGACATCTGTTTCTACCATAGAAAAAGTAGCAATAGACGTAAGAACCGCTATGGCCTACGAGGCAAGTTTGATAACCAGTAGACAAGAAGAGCTATTTAATAAATCTACTCCAGATTATACTGATACTCCAATAGAGATAGTCGATCTTTACAGTGCTACCCCAAGCCTTTCTGGGTACTTTCCTTACGCTATATAAAATTGAAGTAAAATATTAAACGTAGTTGTTTTTATAGGTTGTGCGTTACTATAGTTTGGGAACAGACCTAATATAGGCAAACCGGAGGTTCGAAATTCAATGGCTCTACCTGGCGTAAAAACAATAATTAAAGATAGCTTTTATAGCATATCAAGACAGGATACTCCTGTTGGTCCAAGAATCTGCGTTATAGCTAAGCGCAGCACAGCTGATGGGACTGGCAATATTGCCGATCTCGATGTTGTGCAAGTAACTAGAGAAGATAATGTCATCCTTGCTTTTGGCGAGGGCTCACAACTTCACAGAGCTTATCTTGAACTCGTAGCTGCTGGAGCAGATAGAATCTTTATGGTTCCTCTTCCAAGCAATACAACCTGGAACCAAGGTGCTGGCACCGTAACTTCGGGCGGTACTAGTGTGTTTGATGACGCATTTGCTGCTGCTGAAGCTTCTATGCCAGACATTATCGTTCCTTGGGGTAGAGGTGGAAACTCGGCTGACTGGAATAACCCAGCAACACCTGGCGATGACGAGGAAATTGGTTTCAACGCAAACAATACAACTGATTATACCAAGAACTGGGCCTACCTAATCGGTGCTAAAGTAAAAGAGATTAGCGAAAATACTAGCCCATGTTTCGCCGTCTTGGGGCTTAAGCCATACCTTGGAACAGGTGAGGTCATGACCCCATCTAATGTTGCTACCCATTTAGGCTTGGCAACTCTTCCTGATAGAAACGCAAAAGCTGGAACTGATTATATCTGGAAAGATAATGGTCGCTATGTATTCGTTATTGCCGCAGAGCTTAAGCCAGTAGGCTATGCATCAGCTAGCAACCCAGACTTTGGCTATGCTAACGGAGCAACCACATTTGCAGCTGCTTTGAGCAGAATGGCTTCTTATGTAAGCCCTGTTAATAAAACAGCTTACAACGTCACTAGACTTCGTTACAACGCAACCAGAAGCACACTTACCAACAGCAGTAACACTGGAGTTGTAGATAAGGGCGTTAATGCTATTGTTCTCAACTTCAATAAAGTGCCCATCTTTGCAGAAGGTTGCACATTTGCGCCTGAAACATCAGACTACACACGTATTGCTACTTCAAGAATCGTAAACGAAGCTGCTATGGTAGTTCGTCAAGTATGTCAAAAGTTCGTTGGCGAGCCTTCTACACTGCAGGTTCGTAACTCAATGGAAACAGCCATTACATCAGGCTTGCGCGGAATGCAACAGCTTGGTGCTTTGTTGGACAGTGACTTCACAGTCTCTTATGTCCCATCTCAGAACAAGGCTATCATTGACCTAGTCCTGACACCTGCCTTCGAGCTTAAGAGCATCGAAGTCAGTATATCTGTCAGCCTTTAATAATAATATATTAAATACACCTATAGGAGGGTAAAAGATGCCAAATAACGGCGAATACTACGACTCAGCTGTAAACAAATACCTTAATACTTACACCACATTTTCTGGTGCAGATATTGTTGCCACTTTTGGCGGGAAAGAGATTGGCGCTCTTTCAGGTATTACATTTTCAGTAACCAGAGAAAAAGCACCAATCTACACAATGGGTTCTCCAAACCCAAGATCATTTTCTAGAGGCAAAAGAGGTATTGCTGGTTCATTGATTTTCACAGTCTTTGACCGCCCAGCTCTCTACCAGATGCTTGAATCGCATCATGGAACTGCACAGGAAATGAAATACTGGACAAGATCCAGCAACACTCTTCCAGGTGATCCAAATCACAGAAGAGGAATTGCTGAGTTTGATGATCAGAGCAGAGACGTCGTAAGCAAGGTTCCATACTACGCTGACCAAATTCCACCATTTGATATTACAGTAACTTTTGCCAACGAGTATGGCCAAGGTGCAGTAAGATCAATTTATGGAGTTGAGCTTTTGAACGAAGGTTCTGGAGCTTCAATGGACGACATCGTAATTGAGGAGACAATGACTTACGTAGCCCGCGAAATCGGACCAATGTATACCATCTCTAACTCACAGCTTCAGAGATTTAACGGAACTCTTTCCGACATAATCTCTCAAGATGCAGTAACCTCAAGCGGTTTCAACTCTGAGATTATCAGACCATAATTAAATAACAGTATTAAAAATCTTGAGACGTGGAGGATGAGCTTTGTCCTCCACGTCTCTTTTTACTTTAAGGATATAAATGAGAAAAGATATTGATGAACTTAAATTAGAAAAAAGACAAATATCTGACTATAACAACACAATATCTTCAGTCAGAAGAGATAAGGGTCTTCCGGATCCATTTTCTAATATGTCTTTTGCTGGAGTTGATATCCAGGCAACAATGGTTCTCCCTAGAATAGGTGATGACACTTCAAGTTCAGTTGGCGACTTTATAGAACTTGGGGAACTCCAAACAATATCTTATTCCATACACAGAGAAAACTCTCCAGTAAGAACATTAGGTCACGTAAATGCTAGAGGATTCGTCAAAGGATCTAGAACTATAGCTGGATCTTTAATCTTCACCGTATTTAATGAGTATGCTTTCTATAGGATTGCAGAGTTTAAAAAAGCATTGGCTGAAAAAAACTATTCTCCATTAGCAGACATGCTTCCTCCATTTGATGTTGTTTTAACTTTTTTTAATGAATATGGATTAGCTGCTAAAATGAAACTGTTTGGGTTGACAATCGTAGATGAAGGTCAGACAATGTCTGTTGACGACCTTATCACAGAACAAACTTATACATATATGGCTAGAGGCATTCAACCCATGTTACAATTAGATACTGCAGAAGATAGAAATATTTATTCAGATAATCCCGATGCTGCAATAGTTGCCCAGCAGACGGTTGACAGAAACATATCTACTAATTTTTTTGGGGATAACGTGGCAGCTTACAAGAACTTCATGAACCAAAGAATATCGAGACTTTAATGCCTGCAACAAATCGTTCTTCCTATCGCCCATTTACTGCCTTTCTTCCTTACGATTTAAAGACAACGCCAATTAGTGGCGGAAATGGCAATGGCTTTTTTGACCCATTAAACCAAGAAATAGATCTTCAATGGGGTGGAGCTAGACAAGACGAAGCTTTTAATAATTATTATGATTATTTTTTTTCTGGAGAAGATGTAAAAATATTTATAGATGGCTTATTTGATCCAGCTGATGAAATGGACATAGCTGCTATGGCTTATGTAGTCAAGCAGGAGAAGCAACCATTGTATGGTTTTTGGTCATACAACTACGATGCTATGTTGAATGGCACTAGACTCATCACAGGAGAGTTCTCTTTATACTCTAGGTACCCTAGAAGAATGACTTCTTTACTAGAAAAAGCTGCAAAGGTAAGAGCCGAAAGCTCAGGAACTAATCCACCATCTTCAGTAATTTCTTCTTTAAATTCAGCAAATGAATCTCAAGCTGACGAAGTAAATATAAACAAATACTGGACTAGCACTCAACTAGATAGAGTAACCTCTGATAGGTCAACTAAATCAACTTTTGTTGATTACGAAAATGGTGGCCATAATATATTTAGTGCCCATCCACCATTTAACCTAGTTATATTTTATGGAGTAGAAGAAACAGGAATTACTTCTAATTCTATTTTAACTTATAAATCTGGTACTGAAATAAACCAACAACTAAACTCTGATAGAATTTTAGCTACTGACATTAACGAAAGAAGTTCTATTAGTGCCAGTAATAGCCCAATGAAAATTGTTTTACAAAATGTACAATTAGTTTCTATGTCGACAGCATATCAAAGTGGTGGTCAGCCGTTAGTTGAAAATTATCAATTTATAGCTAGAGACTTCTACTTCTCTAACGCAGATATTGGGGATAAGCCATTTATGGACAAGTCTGCAACAGTGCCAAATTCAACTGAAAATACTGCAACTACAGGAACCACAACATCAACTACTGTAACCGGCATACAAGTTTCTGGTCCAGGAACTTTAATTTAATTATTTGCTACAACATGATTAAAGTGATATCATGTTATGATTCTAGAATATACTTTTAAGGAGTAAAAATGTCAAATGAAAAAAAGGTAGTTATCACTGCCGACGAAGAGACTATTGAAGAGCTTAATCTCGAAGAGGTTGCTACATCCGAAACTACCTCGATGCTTGATGACGAATTCGTAGAAGATGTAGGTCCTCAGTCAGTAGAAGATTTAGACGACGCTGAAGAAATTTGGGACAATGGCCCAACTGCTGGGATGATTAAAGCATGGAAAGCTCTTCATGGTGATGTATATGTAACCTCTTTGACTTTTGACAAGCACGTTGTTTGGAGAACTTTGGCTCGTAGTGAATACAAGCAATTGGTCAAGAAGATGGAACAGCTTGTCCAAGCTGGTCAGCTTTCAACTGCTGAGGCAAACCTTTGGAATGAAGAAGCAATTACAGAAATCTGCTTATTGTTCCCAGACTATACCAAAGTATCAATGGCAGAAGATATGGCTGGAATTCCTTCTCTTTTGTCTCAAGAGATCCTTGAAGCATCTGGTTTCGTAGCACTTGAGGTGCGCCAGCTTTAAATGATAGATCCTGAAGTTCTTGTAGAATTAAAGATTAAATATGGTCCCCTTTATAGCGTTAGCGTAAAGGGGATTGATCTTCTTTTCCGAGAATTAACTTTTGGGGAATTTGACAGAATATCAGAATATCAGAATTCAGATGGGTATTCTTCCGCAGATGCAGAAGATTTTATACTAGAAAAAACAGTAGTATATCCTGAGAATTTTAATGTAGACAAAATTCCGGCAGGAGCCGTAAGTACAATAGCAGAAGAAGTTTTAGATGCTTCTGGATTTGCTTCTGCGCGTGTAGCAAAAATGATCATGGACCAAAAGAGGTCTGAAGCCGGTGAAGTAAGATCATTGATGAAAGCCTTTGTCCTCGCTACTATTAATACATATACACCGGAAGACTTAGATAATTTTACTTTTTCTCAATTGGCAGAAAGAGTTGCTTTAGCTGAAAAGATCATAGAGATTCAGCAATCGACTTATGGCATTGAGCCAACACAAATTAAACTAGACATCATTGACCCAGAAGAGGAATCGATGAAGCAGCAAATGATAGCTGCTCAGCATGATGCAAAGCGTAAAGAGGGTGAAGCGCGTTACAACGACCCGATTGCCCAAAAACTTATGGGCAGTTTATAAACTTAGGAGAAAAAAGTGTTCAGAGATAGAGGGCCAATACATAACATAGGATATGGCGTATCTTCTCGTGACCTACCTTCGCAAGAGGGCGAAACAGAAACTCCAAGTCCTGGTAGTGGCAGGATAGCAAAGGCCCTTGATGGCCACCCAATGATGAAGTTCTTGGGTTCAGCAGCTACTGCAATTGTAGTTACTACTGTAGCATCTAGAGTCACTAAATCTGGTGGATTAAAACTAGGAAAGTTTTTACAAGATTCCTCAGACGCAGCAATTAAAGCTGGCCATTTAGATAGGCCATCTACCAGACTAGTAAAAGGAATTTTAGATCTTAGACAAGGTCTTGATGAACTAGAATCAGTAACTCGCCAGATTGGTGGGGTAGATGATTATTCTAGGCTAGTTGAAAAAGTTGATGGGAAATTAACTACTGGATACGATGGTAGAAGGAGTGCTAGAAAATTCTTTGCACCTCTTAGCGAACAAGGCAAGAAGAGTACTGGAACAGGCTTAAGTAGCGAATCAAGCGAAGCATTCTTAACTAGAGATCAAATTCAAAAGCAGTTAGTACGAGCAGGCAGGAGAATGCCGTACGAACTACCTGCGTTGTACGTAACGCAAAAAGCTGTTACCGAACCATTGTTTGGACAAAATCAAGACAAGAAAAAAGTTAACTGGTACAACCCAGCAGACGTATTAACTGATTTCGTCAAGACTTCAACAATTAACGTAGCTACTATGATCCTGCCATTTGAGGCGTTAGGAGCTGCTGGTGCTGCTGGGAAGAGTTCATTAACTACTTTAGCTAACTCAATGAATGACTTAAGTGCCTTAAGTCCAATAAAACAAAAAGCAAGTTCTTTTGCATTTGACCTTAGGTCACTCCTTGCTGAAGTCGGTCACGATGCTTCCGATGTATTGAATAAAGGAATTAAACTTTCTTCAAGAACAAGTGGAGCTTTTGCAGCTGGAGTCCAAGAAGCAGATAATGCACAGCCTGAATTTCTGCAAGCGTGGAGAGCAGCTAGACACGGCGCACAAGATGCATCTAGAAGAGCATCTGATGTAAATGCAGGAAAACTAAAAACATTAACTGAACAAGCTAAATCTTTTTTTGTAGCTCAATCAGATGATGGCTACGGAGTATTAGATTCATTTCCTGGGGTAAGAGGAATGTCTTCTGGCTTTAGGGCTTTCAAAAATCAGTTCCATTCACTAGGCGTTGCACATGATGTCGTCTCAGGAAAACTATCAAGAGAACAAGCTTTAGGTAATCTAACAAAAAAGTTTAGTCTAGATAAACGAGATACTTTAACGGAAGCTTTAAAGCAAGAGCACACTAGACTTAAGCTCAAGGGACTTACTGGAACTGATTCTAAAACTATTTTAGATAATTCAATTAATAAAATACAATCACAACACTCAAGTAACTTATCAAGACTAGCTCATGACTTCGATGCTTTAGGCAGAGGTGGTCCATCTTCAGAAAGATTTACATCTAGTGGCTTCTACCAAGGTAGATTAAGAGATGAATATAAAGATCAATTAGAAAATAAATTAGTCTCTGGCTATAGCGTAGATAGAAAAGCAGCAAAAAGTTTTGTCAATAATTTAGAGATAAAAGAACTACCAAAAAGAAATTCTTCAGTATCTCTAGATAAAAGAATTGCATTAGGAAGAAAAGCAATCAATGTAGAAGGCGATGAATTCTTTGACGAAATTATTAAACGTTTTCAAGGGATAAAAGGTGGAAAAGATTTTGCTAGTGCAATTCCTGGAGGCAGTGCCCTTAGACAGTCACTAGAACAAGTTGACAGTTTATTTGTTTCTCAAGATTTTAGAAAAACTTTAGATTTAAATATTCGTTCTCAATGGAATCAAGTATCTAAAAATCAAATTGGAGAACAAGTATCTTCAATACTAAAACC